GAAATAGGTGGTACTGCTGTAACTGGCGGTGGAATAACTGTAGCTCACTCTGGCTCTGCTGCTGGTACTGTTGATACAGCTTCACCAACTGCTGCAAACAGAGTAGAAGAAGATGGCACAATAGAGATGATCACCGATGGTGGTTCTACTGGTGCTAAAAAATTACTTGTGACATTTGTTATAAGAAGATAAATATGAATTTGGGGGTTCATGCCTAGCGGAAGTTCCCCCATAACAAATAGGAGATAAATATGAGTTTTAATTATGGATTAAGACCTACAGTAATAAACAACATAACTATGGCAGGTGGAGGAACAACTGCATCAGTACAATCTAGTGCTTTTGGTTCACAAACAGAATATGTAAGATTAGTTTCAGCAGTAGATTTTTTTGTTGATTTTGGAGTAAATCCAACTGCATCAGCAGCAAAAATTTTAATACCTGCTGACCAACCTGAAATATTTAAAGTTAGTCCAGGTGAGAAGATTGCAGGATTGAATGCAACAAATAGTGCAGTTCTTTATGTTACTGAAATGAGTGCTTAGTGGCTAAGAAAAGACCTCTCTTTGGTGTTTCTAATTATGTAAAGCGAACTAGGAAAAAAAGACCTGGTAGGCATACAAAGAACATAAGTAAAAGAATACCAAGAAGAAAAAAATATAGAGGACAAGGTAGATGAAAGATATTGTTAATGAAGGTTTAAAACAAACTGTATATTCAAAAGATGATACAGAAAATAAAATTATCATTAATGAAAAAGTAAATATCAATCCACATCTACAACATAATAAAACTTTATATAATCATAACGATGGTTACTCAAAATCAAGAGAATTAAAGAGAGTAGCTTCAATACCAACTATTGCATTATCTGTATGGGCAAAAGAATACAATGGTGATAGTAATTGGTTTGGACTACCAAAAGAAGTTCAAAAAAATATATTAAAGAAAAAACTAAACAGTAGTGAATTTAGATTTTTCAAAACAGCAGAAGGAAATTTATAATGGCATTAAATAGTTATTCATCTTTGAAAACATCAATAGCAAATTGGTTAAATAGAACAGACCTTACTACAGAAATAGAAGATTTTATTGTTCTAGCAGAAAAAGATTTCAATTCTAAATTAAGAATTAGACAAATGGTTTCAACAGATAGTTCTTTTTCTATCAATGCAGAAACAGTAGCTTTACCAACAGGATTTTTACAAGTAAGAGATTTCTTTATTACAGATGGTGGTAGTAAGCATTCTTTACAATACATAACACCTGCACAAATGGATCAAATCAGAGGATCAAGTGTTACCGGTCAACCATCAACTTACACAATTATTGGCGAAAATTTTAGATTCGCACCAAAACCTTCTAGCACCTACACAGCAACTTTAAATTTTTACAAAGAGTTTGACCCTTTATCAGTTAGTAATACATCTAATTTTATTTTAGCAAGTCACCCTGCTATTTATTTATATGGTTCTCTATATCATTCTGCTAACTTTTTAGGTGGTGTAGAACCAAGACTTATTCAACAATGGCAACAAATGTATGCTACAGCTTTAGAAAGACTTGAAAGAAACGATAGAGAAGATCAATATGGTAACGCACCTTTACAACAAAGATCAGATGTTACAGTTGCAGCACCATTTAATGATTATGCTAGAGTTTCTTTCAATAACAATAGTTAGGATATTAAATGCAAATACCTTTTGGAGAATGGCTACCAGATCAACCTGAATATTTAAATCCAGGTGCAACTACAGCTAACAATGTGTATTACGCACAAAATTCTTACAAAAGATTTCCCTCATTAGTAAATTATTCAACAAATAATATTGGTGCAGATAGCAGAGGTGCTGGTTCATTTAGAAACAACTCTGGAGCTGTATTTAATTTTGTTGCAAAAAATACAGACATTTATCAATTAGATGGAGGTTCTTTTACTTCAAGAAAAGGATCGCTTACAGGAACTAATACAGATTTTTTTACTTTCACACAGTTTGGTAATCATATCATAGCAAGTAATGGTGTTGACGCACCTCAATATTATTTGATGGGTACATCAACTAACTTTGCTAATCTTTCATCAATAGCTACATCAGGAAGTGTACCTACATTTAGAGTATCAGGTGTGGTAAGGGATTTTTTAGTTACAGGAAACCAACCTACAAATCAAAATAGAATACAATGGTCAGGTATTAATGATATTACAACTTGGTTAGCAGGAACTAAACAAGCTGATCAACAAGACTTACCAGGTTCAGGTGGTGAAATCGTACATATAACTTCAGGTGAGTATGGTTATGTATTTAGACAAAATCAAATAGTTCGTATGGACTATGTGGGTGGAGCAACAGTATTTAGATTATCAGTTATATCTCCAAACAGAGGAGCTGTATATGGAAGAACAGTTTGTCAAGATAACAGAAGAGTATTCTTTTATGCAGACGATGGTTTCTTTGAAATCAATGGTGATCAAGTAACAGCTATAGGTGCAGAGAAAGTAAATAGATTTTTTGATGTAGATTTAAACAAAGCCTTTTCTGATAGAATATGTGCTGCTGTAGATCCCTTTAATCAACTAGCGATGTGGTTATATCCATCAGCATCAGACACAGCTAATACTACAGGTATCTGCGATAAAATAATTATCTATAATTATGCTACACAAAAATGGTCAACTGCTGATGCTAGTGCTAGTACTATATTCTCACAATTTGTAGGTGCTTATACTGTAGAGCTTATGGATATTATCTCAGAAAACTTAGACCAAATAAATATAGCTTTAGACACAGACTTTTGGTCAGGAGGTCAAAGATATTTAGGAGCAATAGATAACAATTTTAAGGCAGCTATATTTTCAGGCACAGAAAATCAAGGAACTTTAGAAACTAGAGAATTAGAGTTGTTTCCAGGACACAGAAGTAGTATAACTAACGTAAGACCGATTGTTGACGCAACATCTACAGTTACTGTGAAAACAAGAGAAAGATTAGCTGATACACCTACGGAATCTTCGTCATCAAGTATGAATGATAGTGGGGATAATCCTGTTAGAGAATCAGGTCGCTATTTTAGACTAAAAATTATAACACCATCTGGGTCGGTTTGGACTCATGCTCAAGGAGTAGATGTGATAGCTACAAAAATTGGATTGAGATGACGGATAAAACTGATATAGATAATGTTAGATATAGTTTTGAAACTCAAGAGTTTTTTCAAAGACAAATTGAAGAAGCTATTAACACACTAATAAACGAAAAAAACAAAGAGAATAATAAAATCTTTGCATGGTTTATAGGAGATTAAATGCCAACTAATATTAAAGATTATTCAACAACTCAAGCAAGTAACACAACATTAAATAGTATTTCAGTAGCAGAAGGAATGTTACCTTCTAATCTTAACAATGCCATTAGAGCATTGATGAAGAACACTAGAGATTGGTTTAATGATGCACAATGGATTGAGTATGGAGATGGTGATGCTACATACACAGCAGCTTATGTTAGTGGAACTGCATTCACAATTAATGGTGTAGATGTAACTGCAATTTATCATGCAGGTAGAAGAATTAAAATTACAGATACGGCTGCAACACTTTACGGAACTATTGCAAGTACATCATTTTCTACAAACACAACAGTTAATGTAACTTGGGATTCAGGTTCTTTAACATCAGGTGCATTAAACAATGTTTACATTGGTGCATTATCAAAAACAAATGATTCTATACCAACAGGAATATCTGCTGAAAAAATTGCAAACGGAACAGTATCAGATACAGAGTTTCAACATTTAAATGGTGTAACATCTGCAATACAAACTCAATTAGATGCAAAAGCAGCAGCTATAACTGGTGGTGCATCAACAATAGCTACATCAGACTTAACTGCATCAAGAGCTTTAGCTTCAAATTCATCAGGTAAAGTTGCAGTATCATCTGTAACAGCGACTGAACTTGGTTATGTTTCAGGTGTTTCTTCTGCAATACAAACACAGTTAGATGCAAAAAATGTAAAAGCAAATAACTTGAGTGATGTTGTTTCAGCATCAACAGCAAGAACAAATTTAGGTTTAGCAATAGGATCAGATGTTCAAGCATTTGATGCACAGTTATCTGATATTGCAGGACTAACTCCTACAGATAGTAATTTTATAGTGGGTGATGGTTCTAATTTTGTAACAGAAACTGGAGCTACTGCTAGAACATCTTTAGGTTTAGGAAGTATTGCAACACAAGCAGCAAATAGTGTTGCTATAACAGGTGGAGCTATAAGTGGTATGTCTGCACCATCTGGTGCTACAGATGTAGCAATTAAAAGTTATGTAGATGATTTAGTAGCAGGATTAAAAACAAGAATTATTGTAAGAGCAGCAACAACAGCAAATGTTAATTTATCTAATGCTTTAGAAAATGGCGATACGTTAGATGGTATTTCATTAGCAACTGGTAATAAAGTTTTAGTTAAGAATCAATCAGATGCTACAGAGAATGGTATTTATGTTGTTCCAGCAAGTGGTGCAGCAACTAGAGATCCTGATTTTAACACAGTAAATGAACTAGCAGGTCAGCTTGTTATTGTTCAAGAAGGTACAACAAACGAAGATACAATATTTTTATGTACGACAGATACAGGTGGTAGTATTGGTAGTGCTAATATTACTTTTTCACAAGTACAACCTCAGTTTACAGGTACTGTAAGTTCAGTAGCTGTAGCAGACGCAGGTTCATCAGAATTTACTGTGAGTGGATCACCAATTACTACTAGCGGAACGATTACACTTGCTGTAAATAGTATTAACGTAAGTAAAATAACAGATGCAGCTTCAAAAGGATTTGCAACTGCTATGGCAATAGCTTTATAAGGAGGACAAATGGCACAAGACTTTGAATCAACAGGCGGTCAAATAACTAACTCAGCAACTACACTATTAACAGCTAATAGTGATGATGCTATTGTTGGATTAAGATTAGCTAACATCACAGCAAATGCTGTAACTGTTAGTGTCTTTATTTTAGAAGGCGGTTCTACAACAAGATACCTTGTTAAAGATTTAAGTTTACCTGCGGCAAGTTCAGTTGAACTTATACAATCAGGATCTAAAGTTGTTTTGCAGAACACAGATGTTTTAAAAGGTCAAGCATCTGCTGCATCAAGTGTAGATGTTTGGATTAGCAGAGTTGACTCAATTAGTACATAAGGAGAATAGATGAATATTTTTGGTCAAGAATATATTGGAGATAAACCAGCAACAGAAACTGTTTATCATCATGCTGGAACATTAGATAAAAATATGGTTATTGAAAATGCTGTATTAGCAGGACCAGTAACTTTTACTAACACAGTAACAGTAACAGGAACATTAGTTATCGTATGAGTAAGATAGAAGTAAATACAGTTGATGTACAATGTGGTTCAACATTAACTTTAGGTTCATCAGGTAAAACTGTAACACTTGCACCTGGTGCAGCTCAATCAGGTTTTGGTCGTACTGGAACTGTAGATTGGCAAACTACAGTTAAAACAACTGCTTTTACAGCAGCAAGTGGTGAAGGTTATTTTGTTAATACAACTTCAGGAGAAATAATTGTAACCTTACCAACAGGAAGTGCAGGAGATATAATTGCAGTCAAAGATTATGCAGGAACTTTTGATACAAATCAATGTAAATTAAATCCATCAGGATCAGATAAAATAAATGGAGTAGCGGATGATGCTTTTTTAACAACACAAGGATTAAGTGTTACTTTAGTATTTCTTGATTCTACAAAAGGTTGGTTAGCCGTAAATGATTCAACTAATGATACAACTGGAATAATTCCAGCTTTTATTTCAGCAACAGGTGGTAATGCTACAATAACTTGTGGAGATTTTAAAACACATATTTTTACTAGCTCTGGAACTTTTTGTGTATCAAATGCTGGTAATGCAGGAGGAAGTAATAAAATAGATTATTTTGTTGTTGCAGGTGGTGGCGGAGGAGGTGGTGATAGAAAAGCAGGAGCTGGAGCAGGAGGATTTAGATTATCTAATGAATATGGTTTACCAGCACCATTAAACTCACCTTTAATTTCAAGTACAGGAATTACTGTAACAGCTACAGGTATTCCAGTTACTATTGGTGCAGGAGGAAGTGGTGGTCCAGGTGCAGCACCAACAAAAGGATCAACTGGATCAAATACAATATTTAGTACAATTACATCAGCAGGAGGTGGCTTTGGTGATGGCAACCCTGTTACACCTGCACCTGATAGAGCAGGTGGTTCAGGTGGTGGTGCAGGTGATGGTGGTGGTTGTACGACAGGTGGAGCAGGTAATACACCACCTGTAAGTCCACCACAAGGAAATAGTGGTGGTAATGCTAGACCAGGTGGAAATCCAGGATTACCAGCAGGAGGTGGTGGAGCAGGTGCAGTAGGTTCAAATGGTGCTACACCAGGAAGTCCAGGAGTACAAGCACCAGGTGGTATAGGAAGTTTTATAGATGCAAATTTTATTGGTCCAACAGCTCCATCTTATGGAGAAGCTGGTCCAGTAAGTAATACAAGATATTTTGCAGGTGGTGGTGGTGGTGGTGGAAATGGAAGTCCACCAGCAGGAGGAGGAATTGGTGGAGGCGGAAATGGTGGTGGTTCATCATCAAGTCCTCCAGTGCCAGTTTCTGAAAGAACAGGTGAAGCTGGAGCAACAAATACAGGTGGTGGAGGTGGAGGCGCAGGTTGCCAACATGGTCCTAGTGGTGGTCCTTGTAGAACTGGTGGAGCAGGTGGTTCAGGAATAGTAATGATAAGATACAAATTTCAATAGGTAAATTATGAGTACAATTAAAGTAAATAAAATAGAAAAAAGAACAGGCAGCACACTTACATTAGGTGGACCAAGCACAGCAGTAACTTTAGCTTGTGGTGCTACACAAACAGGATTTGGTAGAACAGGAACAGTTGATTGGTGTACGACTGCAAAGACTTCTCCTTTAACTGTAGAAAGTGGAAAAGGTTATTTTATAAACACCACAAGTGGATCTGTAACTGTTACACTTCCATCAAGTCCTTCAGCAGGAGATATTGTTGCTTTTAAAGATTATGCAAACACATGGGATTCTAACAGTTTAGTAGTTTGTAGAAATGGATCAAAAATAGCTGGAGGTTGTATAAATGCTTCTTTAGCTGTGGAGGGACAATCAGTAACTTTAATTTACGTTGATGCAACACAAGGTTGGAAAGATGTTAATGATTCTACTTCAAATGTACAAGGAGCAGCTTTTATTGCTGCAACTGGTGGCACAGTAACAACTTCAGGTAATTTTAAAATTCATACATTTAATTCAAGTGCTACTTTTTGTGTTTCTGCGGTTGGTAATCCATCAGGCTCAACTTCAGTAGATTATTTAGTAGTAGCTGGTGGTGGAGGAGGAGGAGGCGGTGCTGGTCCTTCTTCTGTAGGTTCAGGTGGAGGTGGAGCTGGTGGATACAGAGAATCAGGAGGCACAGCTTCAGGAAATTTTTGTACATCACCATTAGGTAGTGGTGTTTCAGCACTTACAGTTGCAGTTCAAGGTTATCCTATTACTATCGGAGGAGGTGGTACGGCAGGAGCTTATGGTCCTTCTGCTGGAACTCCAGGAGGAGATGGTTCAAATTCAGTATTTTCAACATTTACTTCAGCAGGTGGTGGTGGAGGCGGAGCAAGATTAGCATCTCCAGCAAATGGTAGACCTGGTGGATCAGGCGGTGGAACAGCTTTTGCTTGTGGATCAGGAGCAGGTGGAACAGGTAATACCCCTCCAGTTAGTCCTCCTCAAGGACAAGATGGAGGAGATCAAACAGGAGATGGAGCAGGTGGTGGTGGCGGTGCTACTGCTGCAGGCTCAGCAGGTTCTACTCCCACTAACGGACCTGGTGGTGCTGGTGGAACATCAAGTATTAATGCAACTCCAACAGGTAGAGCTGGTGGAGGAGGTGCAGGTGCTACTTCTACTGTTACTACTGGTGGAACTGCTAGTGATGGTGGTGGAGCAGGAGGTCCAGCAAGTGGTTCAGCAACTGCAGGAACTACTAATAAAGGTGGTGGTGGTGGAGGAGCTTCTTCTGCAGCTAATAACGCTGGAGCAGCAGGTGGTTCAGGAGTAGTAATAATCAGATATAGGTATCAATAATTATGACAAGTACAATTAAAGTAGATAACATACAAAAAACATCAGATGGTTCTAACATTATAAAAAAATGTGGATCAACAATTACGATTGGTTCTTCAGGACAAACTGTTGCTGTTGCTTGTGGAGCAACTACATCAGGTATGGGAAGAACTGGTACAGTTGATTGGTGTACGACTGCAAAGACTAGCCCTTTTACTGCAACAAACGGCAGTGGATTTTTTGTTAACACATCTAGTGGTGCAGTCACTGTAACTTTACCTAGTAGTCCAACTGCCGGTCAAATTGTTGCTTTTTCAGATTACGCATCAACTTGGAACACTAATAATCTTACAGTATGTAGAAATTCATCTTTAATTAATGGTGTTTCTAATAATGCAATTTTAAGAACAAGAGGTTCTGCCGTAACTTTAGTTTATGTTGATGGAACTAGAGGTTGGAAACAAGTTAATGACGCTACAGAAAATGTTTCAGGCGCATCTGATTTTATATGTGCAACAGGTGGAACAATTACAACTTGCGGAGATTACAAAATTCATACATTTAATGCTAGTGGATGTTTTGCAGTTACAGCAGGAGCTTCTGCACCCAATAATGTTGTAAGTTATGTGGTAGTTGGTGGCGGTGGCGGTGGTGGATACTCTCAAGGTGGAGGAGGAGGAGCTGGTGGTTTTAGAGAAGGTAAAAATTCTCCAGATCCCTATGCAGACAGTCCGTTAGATGCAGGTTCAGGAATAGTAATAAGCACACAAACTTATTCAATTACAGTTGGTGCTGGTGGTGCTGGTGGTCCGCCTTCAGCTTCTGGAACCAATTCAATTTTTAGTACGATTACATCAGCAGGTGGAGGTAAAGGTTCTCAATCAGGAGGATCAGTACCAGGAGGGTCAGGTGGATCTGGTGGTGGAGGTGGAGAACAAAATCCAGGTGGAACAGGTAATAGTCCCCCAGTTAGTCCAGCACAAGGAACAGATGGTGGTTCAGGTGTAGGAAGTTCTGGCGGTGGTGGAGGTGGAGGAGCTAGTGCAGCTGGAACAAATGGAAGCCCAGGCAATGCAGGACCAGGAGGAGCTGGAGTATCATCTTCAATAACAGGTGCATCTGTAGCAAGAGCTGGTGGTGGTGGCGGTGGAACAAATGGCAGTAACGGAGGTTCAGGTGGATCTGGCGGTGGTGGAGCTGGTAAAGGTACAAGTAACCCTACTCCTCAAAGAAATGGAGAAAATGGAACAGCTAATACTGGAGGTGGCGGTGGGGCAGCTGGTACACCAAATCCAGCAAGTTTAGGAGGTGGTCAAGGCGGATCAGGAGTGGTAATATTAAGATATAAATTTCAATAGTTGAAATAAATTAAAAATTAACATATAAGGAGAACATTATGGCACATTACGCAAAACTAGGAGCAAACAATAAAGTTATAGCAGTTCATGTTGTAGCTGATAAAGATTGTCAAAATGCTAGTGGTGTTGAAGATGAAGAAGTAGGCAGACAGTTTTTGGAAAGAATCCATAGCTGGCCTCTTTGGAAAAAAACATCTTACAATACACAAGGCGGACAACATAAAAATGGCGGAACACCTTTAAGAGGTAATTACGCAGGTATAGGTATGACTTATGATGAAGATAACGATATTTTCATTGGTAAGAAACCTTATGCTAGTTGGACTTTAAATGTTGCAGAAGCAAGATGGCAATCACCAGCAGGTGATGCTCCTGCTTTAACAGCAGAACAAACTTCTCAAAATACACCATCTGATGAAAACACAGAACCAACTCATGAATGGAGTCATGATTGGAACGAATCAACACAAAACTGGGATTTAATAAATAGAAAAGCTTAATTTATGCAGAAGGTGGTACTGTCGGAGATTAGTTTAATTCATGGTTCTGTTGATATGCCGAAAGGTTTTGAGATAGACAGAGATAAAATTAAAAACGATATTTTAAATTCCTACATAGACAAAGTTACAATCAACAACAATCCAAAAGCATATTCTTTTAAGGATTATGAAGTTCCTTTTTCACAACCTGTACAATGGTTGAAAGACTATTTAAGAGATCATATTAGAGTAGAACATGGATTTACTTTAGTTGAAAGATCATCACATGGAAGTGTGCTGCATCCTAAAGAACAATCATATTTAAGACATCAAATAGAACCTGTAGATTTAAGAAACTCACCTGATTACACATTAGTATATGTTGTAGATTGTGAGGAAGATTCTTGTGAATTGATTATTGAATATGATGATAATAGAAGAAAAAATAGAACATGGCATTTACCTTTAAAAAATAATCATTTCTATATGTTTCCTGCAACACAAAAATATTTTATTACTGAAAATAAAGCTAACAAGTTAAATATTTTTTTGACTATAAATTATGAATATATCTAATTACTTTTGGTACTTTCAATCTGCAATACCACCAAGAATTTGCGATATGATTGTGCAATATGGTAAAGCAGAAAAGAACAGAGAGATTATGGCTATCACAGGAGGTTATGGTAGAGATAGAGATTTAAGTAAACAACCTCTTAGCAAGGAAGAAATAAAAGATTTACAAAAAAAAAGAGATTCAAATATTGTTTGGATGAACGATAGATGGATATACAAAGAAATTCAACCTTATGTGCATCAAGCAAATAGAAATGCAGGTTGGAACTTTGATTGGGATTGGTCAGAGTCTTGTCAGTTCACAATATATAAAAAAGGTCAGTATTATGATTGGCATTGTGATAGTTGGGATAAACCTTATGTAGAAGAAGGTCCAACAAAAGGCAAGATAAGAAAACTATCTGTAACAGTTAGTTTGACAGACCCAAAAGAATACAAAGGTGGAGAACTAGAATTTGATTTCAGAAACTTAGATCCTGATAAAAAACCAAATATCAGAGCTTGTACTGAGATTTTACCTAAAGGTTCTTTAGTAATATTTCCTAGCTTTGTATGGCATAGAGTTAAACCAGTAACTAAAGGAGTAAGGCATAGCTTAGTAATATGGAATCTTGGCTATCCTTTTAGATAATATGATACAAGGCGGAAGTAATAAACCAAAAGGTCATGTAGATTTTAAGTCTGCATTTTATTTTCAAACACCGATATGGATTGCAGAAGCACCCATGTTTTTGAAGAACACAACTAAAGTAACAGATAAATATATTAAGAAAGCAGAAAAACTTTTAAAAGATAAATTAAAGAATGAACCTAAATGGAAAAAAGATATAGGTACATTTGGTCTATCAAAACATAGTGAGAGCTTTTCAAGCGATCCTAAAATAAAAGACTTAGTAGAATTTATAGGTCAAAGGTCTTATGAGTTTTTAGATTGGCAAGGATTTAATTTACAAAACCATAGCTTACACTTTACAGAATTTTGGGTACAAGAGTTTAGTGAAAAAGGTGGTGGTCATCATGATACTCATGTTCATTGGAATCAACATATATCAGGATTTTATTTTTTAAAATGTAGTGAGAAAACATCTTACCCAATATTTCATGACCCAAGACCAGGTGCAGAGATGACAAAACTATTTATGAAAAATCAATCAAAAATAACAATGGCAACAAATCAGGTTCATTACAAACCAAAGCCAGGAACAATGATTATATTTCCAGGTTATGTTCCACATCAGTTTGCAGTAGATGCAGGAATAGAACCATTTAGATTTATACATTGGAATATTAAAGTTGTTGAAACAGCAATATCAAAAGAAAGGAGTAACAATAATGAGCTTCCAAAAAAATAAATATTGTGTCATCAAAGAAGCTGTACCAAAAGATATAGCTACATTTGTTTACAATTATTTTTTACTTAAAAGACAAGTTGCAAGAACTTTGTTTGATGAAAGATACATTTCTAATTTTACAGAAGAATGGGGTACTTGGGCAGATCAACAAGTTCCAAATACATATTCGCATTATGCAGATATAGCTATGGAAACTTTATTGATGAGAACTTTACCTATTATGGAAAAGAAAACAGGATTAAAATTAAATCCAACTTATTCTTATGCAAGGATTTATAAAACAGGAGATATACTACACAGACACAAAGATAGATTTAGTTGTGAAATATCTACAACATTAAATTTAGGTGGTGATCCTTGGGCTATTTATTTAGAACCTAAAAAGAATGTAGGTATTCCTGATGGTAAAAAAATTACAGTATCAAGCAATAACAAAGGAACTAGAGTCGTTTTAAAACCTGGTGATATGCTAGTCTATAGAGGTATGGAACTAGAACATTGGAGAGAAGAATTTCAAGGTAACGACTGCTGTCAAGTTTTTCTACACTATAACAACCAAAAGTCTAAAAATGCAAATCAAAACATTTATGATAGAAGAAAGCATTTAGGACTACCAGCTTGGTTTAAAAAGTGATAGAATACAGATTGGGGTAGGCAATACCACCTAACCACCTTGCCTATCCCTCTTAATTACTATGGCTAATATATATAAAAATGCAATGTTTGATCTTACAACGACAAACAAAACAACTGTTTACACTTGTCCTACAAATAGGACAGCTTTAATAAAATCTATACAGATTACAAACATACACTCAGGTGCTGTTGAAGTAGAAGCATTTACAACAGACGCATCTGATTCTGGTGCAGAACATGAAGTAGCTCACATATCATTAGGATCAAAAACAGTAGAAAATTTAGTTAAAGGCACAATGGTTTTAGAGTCAGGCGACACTTTAAAGTTAGAAGCTGCGTCTGCTAATAACATAGCTGGTATTGTTAGTTATTTAGAGATATTTGATGAAAAAAGTGCTTAACAATGCTATTTTATTAGTGTATTTATGGAGTTA